ACAAAAGTGGATCATCTCTTTGATGAGATCTACCATGCGGAGACAGAAATGGTTACTGGTAAACCTGCCAAGTACTCTCTCCTCATACGACCTGATGGTACTGCATCTGCGAAATCTAGAGCATTATCAGCAACATCTCAAATAAACTCTATTGAACCACACTTTATGAATATCAAGAACCTTATCAATGGAAGGGGGTGAAAAAGTATGCCAACTGATTTAAAGTATGGGAAAGTGACCTTGCAAAGAGGTAATGTTGAAGCCACAGAACCGGTATTTATACTCAGAGCTAGAGATAGTCTAGCAGAAAAGTACATTCGTATGTACGCTGAAGAGTGCCGAGGTAGAGGTTGTTCAGCTAATCATTATTCCAACGTCCTAAATGCGGCAGAGAAATTCCGCGACTGGCCTGTTAAAAAGCTCCCAGGATAAAACTTCAGGTATGTGGGAAGTTAAGCCTTAACTTACCACAAAATTAAAAACTTATAAACTAAAACTACAAAGGAAAATTACAATGCCAAAGATCGAACTAGGTATGGATTTCAATTCAGCACAAGGAGCAGTAGATGAGGAACGAAAACAGGTTCCTACTGGTACTTACCGAGCAAGATGTTTTAAATGTGTGCTCACCCAAACTGGGCCTAAAAGTAAGTCCCCTGGGAGGCCAATGTTGGTGTTTCATATGGAACTCGTTAATGCTGGAGAATTTGACGGGAAAGAGTTCCGTTATTGGGCTGTTCTTCCCCATGGAGACATTCAAACTGGCCTCGGGAATCTGATAGAAGCCACGACAGCTCTTGGTAAAACATGGGAAGGTTCGTCTATCGACACAGATGATTACCTTTCGAAAGAAGCAGAGATTAATCTCCTTAACGAGCCTACCGAAAATGGTACGTTCACTTCACTTAAATCCTTTAAATAGATGATATGGGGGAGGATCGTTAGATAGCTGGGAGTAAGTCTTTAAGAGCATCCCTGGGATACGAGGCGATCCTCCCTTTCATCTTTAATTAAGGAGTCTAAAATGAAAATCTGTAAATACTGCGGTCAAGAGCTTAGGATACCAGACACACTAGGTGGAAGATTAGCATACAAAAGAGTAGAAAGAGATAAAACTAGGGCTGACGCCGCTGCAGTCTTAGGTGTATCAGTAGCACTCATAGCCACGATAGAGAAGGGGAAATCAGATATTAGATTCGGCCAATTGAAAACATTAGCTGCATATTATAAAACTGATATTTCATTCTTTATAGGAGAAGATACTAAATGAGTGATAAAATTTTAAATGTAGTCCGAGTATCTCACACCAACTTTGGAACTTTTGGAGTACTTACTAACCATCAAGGGCATCCTATCATCTTAACCCTTGAGAATCCATGGAAAAACAATGTCCCATATGACTCGTGTATACCTGTCGGAACATATTCCCTCAAAAGACATCTGTCTCCTAAGTTCGGAGAAACCTTCATCGTTGTTGACGTACCTAAACGATCTCACATCCTATTCCACTGCGGTAATCAACATACCGATACCTATGGCTGCATACTTACAGGAGAAGAATTTACATATTTTGACCAACCAAGCAAACCTGGAGTTGTTAACCCAGGAGTTAGCGAATCTAGATCTGGATTCAACCGATTCATGAATCATATGGACGGGGTAGATGAAGCAATATTATGTATTCGTAAGAGCACATGGGAGAACGATTATGTCTAAAACACCCGATGATGATCTATACTGTAAAGAATGTCAATCAGTGAATGTTAGAGAGGTTAGTAGAAAAAAATACCCAATGGGAGAGATGGAAAAAATTGAGGTTTTTGTAATATGTGAAATATGCAAAACTCATTCTGTTTGTGTTATTATTTTAGAAAAGGAGGAAGGAAATGAACTTAGAACTTTCCCTAGTGGAGCTACACGATCTCGAGATGCAGATTGTGAACGGTATGACCTCATCCCTCCCTCTGCTGTACGAAGGGAAGCTATTATCATGGCGGAAGGAGCAGAGACCCACGGAGACCGTAACTGGGAACAAGGTGTCCCAATACATGTATGCCTTAACCACCTTGAGCGGCACCTCAATCTCTATAAATCTGGAGACCGTTCTGAGGACCATCTAGCTAAGATCCGAGTCAATGCAGGATTTATAATACATTTTGAGGAGGCTAAAAATGGAAGCGTTTCTAATCTGGAAGACAGCGGTGACTCTAACACTATGGCTGACCGCAAACCAACCCCTGAACAAGGCTATCACCAAACACGTAGATCAGACAACTTGTCAAGTACTAGTGAAACATACTAATTTCTGTGTAGGTAGATGGGAATACAAGGAGATAAAAATTGAAAGTAAAAATTAGCGAAATCATATGGGGAGATAGAGCGAGAAAGGACTACGGGGATGCAGATTCACTCCTCGGCCTTGCTCAATCAATCAGTAAAAATGGCCTCCTCCACCCAGTAGTCATCGATGACAGTCATACCCTTCGAGCGGGTGGACGGAGACTGACCGCCATGCTTCAGCTCGGTTGGACAGAATGCCCGGTCACTATGCTATCAGACCTCTCACCCCTTCAAAAATTGGAGGTAGAACTTGAAGAAAACTTACATAGAAAGAACTTTGAATACGCCGAACAAGTTGCTCTTACTGCCCGTATCCATGATGTTAAATCAGCATTGGCTACCGAAGAAGGTAAGGACTGGACTTTGGCTGATACTGCTAAAGCTCTGGGTGTGGAGACAAACACAGTACAACAAGACATAGCCTTAGCTAAGGAGATACAAAATGACCCTTCAATTGGTAAAGCAAAGAACAAAGGTCAGGCGAAAACACGGGCGAGGAGGGCGAAGGAAGTCAGACGAATCCAATCTGAGATCCTTGCTTCTCCCACCATTCCGTCTGAAGAAGTCATCCTTGGGGATTCTATCGATATCCTTCCTAATATTCCTTCTGATTCTATCGACCTTATACTATGCGATCCACCTTTTGGTGTGAAGTTTGATGAAAACGCTAGAAACTTAGGATATGAAACAACTTATGGAGATTTCTATGACGAACTCAATGCGGTCATTTCGTTATTAGAAGACACGATCCCACAACTCTTTCGTATTCTCAAACCTGGCGGTCATATGTATATGTTTTTTGCTCTTTCTAACTATACTAGAATATCAATAATGCTAGAAACTAATTGGAAATGGGAGAAAGAATATGGCAAATACGCAGCCAACCCTCTTCTCTGGGTCAAGCCTTCAAACGAAAATCCGCGACCTTATGAAAGATTTACAGTTAATTATGAACCTTTCTTTTTCTGTTGGAAAGGAAAGTTGGATTCTAAACTTGGGAATGAACTTAACTCTCCTTCTAATTCAACTTTCCATCATAATTATAAAGGTTCTGAAAAACTACACCCTGCTGAGAAGCCGGAAGAACTTTATGAGAGACTGCTTGATCTGTCTTCTATGCCTGGGGCTACCGTTCTTGATCCTTTTCTTGGTTCAGGAGTCTCTTTGGCTGTAGCTAGAAGAATGGGAAGGAAAATCATAGGAATTGAAAAAGTAGAAAGTTGGCATACCATAGCTAAATATAAAATCTATAATGGAGGCTCTAATGGAAACGATGAATCTGACACAGTACGAACAGATGCAGAAGAAGATGAATAAAATCTTAGAAATCTTTAAATTTGATAAAGATGATTGGACTTGTAAAGCTGAGAGCAAAACTGATGAAATGGAGGAAACTCTCTCTCGAATAAATGCAACTCTCGAAGAACTAGACTCAGGCCACGAGTTTACTCAAGATAACATATCAGATCTACAAAAAGAAGTATATGAAAATCATAAAGATACAATTAATGCAATAGAAAGTCAAAATGATGAAATCTTTAAACTTTCTCAAACCTTAGATGATATACTTAAAATTCTTAAATCAAATACTAATTAACTGTTTATATTTAGAAAGGATACATAATGACAAGTACTAAACGCTTAAAGCATATCTCTATGATGTTGCTATGGGATGATGTTATTTATATAGAAGAAAACCTCTGCCAATCTCATGGAGATCTATCCCACATCTTTCGGAATGTCTTCCATAATTTTGTTGAGCAGTTAAGGGCTGGAAAGCGGGAGTCCGAGAAAAAACAGAAAGCTGAAATTAAAAAAGAAAGGAATGTTCAAGATGACACTAATACCGATAACCCGCCCAAAGCCAAAACGAGTAAATCCAATCGGCCCACGAAACGCAAAGATAGTCCTAGTAGGGGAAGCACCAGGAAAGGAAGAAAATGAAACTGGGATACCTTTTACCGGTTCAAGCGGCCATCTCCTTACTCAACTACTTAACCAAGCTGGGATAGAC